ATCTGAAGCTCGAGACTGGACCTTCTGCTGCGATGTTGGAAAACTTCACGGGAGCCATAGGCGGCGGCTCCCAAAAGAGCGGCACACGAATGTTCCAGGGGATGATGTCGATGAGGGTGCCGCCCGTGGAGGCCGTGCCGCGGTTTGTGACTACGGCAGCGGTATTCGCTGCCACGCCCGACTCGTTGGTGTAGGGCGTCTCCGTGATTGCCGTACCCGTCGAGCCCGCCGTCACGTCCTCGTAGATGCCGATGCGAAGGACCTCCTCCTGTGCGTCGCCCAGATCAGTTGTCTGCCCGAGCTTTATCGAGATGATGACCATGGCGCGATCGGCAGCGGGCGTACATTCGAAGATATCCGTGGCCGTCGTGAACGCCTGCGCGTCTATGACGGCGGAGTAGTTGATCGCGTTGATGAACACTTGGCGCTCCCTATCTTAGGTAGGCGGTCGGATTAGACATGGGCGGGGCGTAGAGAAGTGAAGCAGGATTGCCGCTGGAGTCGAGCTCAATCCCGAGAGCGCCCCACGTGACGGTGTTCCCGGATCCCCAGGTGACCGTGGTAATCGTCTGTCCGGAGTCCACGCTGGCAGTCTCGAGGCCGATGGTCGGAGTGGCGTAGCCGGTATCTATGAGCTCGGTAAAGCTCGCAGGGGGCGTCAGGCCGGCCGGGTTCACTCCGATGCCGCAGCCGACAATAATCGGGTTAGAGGTCAGCGTCGTTGAGGGGAAGGCCCCGGTGCCGGTAATCGTCGGTGTGCCGGTCGAGCCCTTGTTGTTAGCGTCGTTAGGCGTGACCTGCCTAACCGCCGTGGAGCCCGTCTTCGTCATCCCCGTCACTCGTTCCACTGACCAGGCTATCCCTGTAGCGGGGTCGACCGGCAGCGTAAACGTGAACGTGCGCGAGGGCGGAGAGCCACCAACCAGCTGGTTTCCGACATAGAGAAAGTTGCCGTTCCCCGTGCCTGCATAGTTTTGGAATGCCTGCTGCGTGTACGTCCCCCCTCCTGCCGACTCGGTGAGTGTGGCCGTTGTGTCCGTCGTGCCTGACGCCGTGATGATGATGACGAGCAGGTCGCCCGCCGTGGGCGTCACCGAGGTCGTCGTGTATACGGAGGCGTTCGAGGTATCGCCCGCCCCGCCGAGATGCGCGACGGCAGCCACAGCGCCTAGCTAGGTAACGTCGATCTTGGCTATGCCCGTAGCGTCCCACTGCACGGTGAAGTTCGCAGCAGTGACGGACTGGGCCCCGAGATCGTAGAACGAGACGAGAGGATCCGTCGTAGAGGCGCCGGCGGTGTCCTCAAACACGACCGCGTAGCGGATGGAGGCAATCGTTGCCGTCGTCCAGACCGCGTCCGCGGCGTCGAAGCGCCACTCATCGGTGGCCGTGTCGTAGACGGACGTCTTGGAGCCGAGGACGACGCCCTTGGTCGTGTAGTTGGTGCCCGTAACCTCGTTGGTGGCATCGTTCCAGAAGTCGTCCGTGTCGTTGTTGGGGACGTAGGTCGCCGTGTGCAGGGAGCAGTTGAAGGTCCCCGTCAGGAAATCCGTCTTGGTCGCGCCCTCCATCTGCCTCTCGATGAACAAGCCATACCAGGGCATCAGAGGGGAATCTCCTTTACGGATTCGATCTTGAGTGACTCACGGTCGTAGCGCTCGAGGTCGCGCTTGCGCTTCTCCATCTCGGCCTCGAGGGCCTTGCCTGTCAGGTTCTGCTCCATGCGGGCGAAGGTAAGCGGGAAGCGCTGGTGCCGTTGTCTCTGCGCAGCCAGCGCCGCCCGCTCTGCTTCCTGTCTCGAGTCTGCAAGCAGCGTCATCACCTGGTCTCCGCCGGGGGACTTGAAGTGAATCCGCCACCGCTTCATTTAGCTCTTGGCCCCCTTGGGAGCGTCGACCTTCTCGAGGTTGTCCTTGTCTGCCGCAGACACGTAGGCGTTTGATGCCACGTGCGTCTCCGGGTGAATCTCGGGCTCGCCGGTAGGAGCACCAGCGCCGGCCACCAGCGACTGAGCGATCGGCTGCTCAGGGTCGTTGGTCGAGACCGGAGGCCTGTTCACCGGAAGATCGTCATACGGACCAGGCTGCGAGGAAGCATCCGCCTCGTGCGGGACTTCCTCGGTCTTGGTGAGGACGGCTTCCCCCTCGTTGGGGTTGGCTTCCTCGATGTTGCCCTTGCTCTGTGCCATGTTTGCGTCCTCCTCTCTTAGGTGGCAGCAAAGGCCACGATGCGGAGAGCATCCGCAAGCACGACCTTACCGTCCATTCGCAGGTAGGCCCTGAAGCCGACCTGACCGTTGTCGGAGTGGAGCTCGTTCTGGCGCTGCATGAACACGCCGTTGACTCGGCGGATCCAGTAGGCGCGGGAGAAGTCGCCCACGATCGCAGACTTGGCGTTGGCGCCGACAGCTGCGAGGTTCGGGTGTGGGTAGACCGGGATGCCGGCAAACGTGTCCGGAGCACCCGAGGCCGTCGACGGGTTCCAGAGCGGTGCGCCCGTGGAGTCCGGCGTTGCGACCAGCTTGACCCACAGCGAGTCCGCCACCAGCATGGACATGTTGGCGCGGTACTGCGCCGGGACTGAGAAGACCGCCGTTGCGAGGCCAGCCCATGCCAGCGTGGTCACGTAACCAGCCGGGAGGGTGGAGACCGTCACCGCGGAAGCGGCGTCGAGGATGCCCGTGGGCTTCCCCGATCCGTCGCCCGAGATGAAGGCCGACTCCGCCAGGGCCCCGATCCGCTCACCGAACTCAGTCGAGATAAAGCTGGTCAGGTCGAACTCGGAGTCCGTCAGGAGCTCCTCCGAGACGATGATCTTGGTGCCGGCCTTGAAGGCCGAGAGCGTCCCGTTGGTGATCGTCTCGTCCGACGGCGTGTAAGCGCCGGACTCTGCGATCCATGCCGCCGTGCCGTGGGTGGCGTTGAGCGGAATGTTGATGACGTCGCCCGAGGCCGTCGCCAGCGTTCTGGCGAGAGACTGGACGCCGCCGGGAAGGAACCTGAGCGAGCGAACGATCTGGTCTGCCAGGTCGGTCGGGACGAAAAAGCCACCGCCCGAAGCCGCCTTCGAGAGCACACGGTACTCCTCGGAGTCCAGAGACTCCTTGCCCTCGATAATCCACTTGAAGACCGCCTGCCGCACCTCCGGCGTGTCTGCCGGCCGCGGGCTCATGTTCGCTGCGCGGTACTCGTTGAGGGTCTTGGGAGCGCCGTCAGCGGAGTAGCTGATTGCGTCCTCCGGTACCCACGTCGCCAGAGACTCCGTGCGCTTCTGCGTCTCGAGGCGGGCGTTGACGTTCAGGAGGTCTTTCTCGATCTTGTCGAGCTTCTCCTGGTCGTCTGAGCGGAGCTCGGTCAGGCTCTCGTCGGCCAGATGCTGCTGTGCCACCGACGAGGCGTCTCGAAGCTCCTTGATGAGGCTCATGCGCTGCTCGCGCAAAGCCTGCTCCTCATCACGTCGCATGTCTTACACCTCCTTTTCCAGTTCGGAGAAATAGAGCTCAGCCCACTTCGCGATAGGGGACTGATCTGCCGGCGCTGGCTCGGGCTCATCTTCGCCCCACCAGGCTTCCGGCTCTCCGTCGGGAGGTGACTCCGCTGCCGCATCCTCGATCTGTGTCTCCGCACCATCGAGCAATTCCTGCAACGGGGTCGCGACGAAACCAGCAGAACGGAGCTCCGCCGAGGTCGCCTTGTAGGCAGGCTCCCACGTGAGACTCACGTCCAGCAAACTTTGTATTCCGACGATCGTGCGCGTCATCACACCGTCGACCTTCGAGAGCAGCGTGTCGCGCTTGGGGTCGAGCGAAATGCCGTAGCTCATGCCGTTCATGTCGCCCGACTCGATAAGAGACCGGGCGTATTCCCCCAGGTGGTTGTTGGGCAGCTTCGCTTCCGTGAGGAGGCCCTTGCCGTCCTCCATGATGCGAACGTTCCCCGAGCCCGTGCGAGCGAGGAACTGATGACGGTCGTGGCCGAGGAGAAGTGGCACGTCCGGATCCTTGGCTAGCGCCTTGCGAAAGATGCCGCGGGAGACCTTCTCCACGTACCCGGTAGCCTCGATCAGCTTCTCGTTCCAGGGGGAATCGAAGACGGCCGCATAGCCCCGGAACTGATTGCCCTTGAGGTCTGCGTCTACCAGGTCGACGCTACGCCACTCCTGCACCGTCACCCCCTGCATTGAGGGCAAGCGGAGCCGGGACCGCCGGCGTGAGCTCGTCCTTTTCGGATGCCGTCAGGGGCGGCATGTTCTCTAGTGCGCGCACCTCATCAGGAAGAATGGCCTTTACGTCGGACAGAGCCTTGTAGAACTCGCCTCTTGCCTTCGAGTCTCCGCGCATCAGGCCTTCAAGCGAGAACTCGGGATACCAACTCGAGAAGGGGAAGATGCCTCTGTCGAAGCCCAGGAACTTCTGCATGTTGACGGTGACCGGGGCTATGGCCATCGTCGCCAGTTGGATCTTGTTCGACTCCACCGTCTGATAGGTGAGGCTGTCGCCCGTAGAGCCTCCCAGGTAGGAGACCGGCAGCTTGAAGATGGAGGCAATGGTGCGCTTGCTCATCTGCTGCGACTCCACAAACTGCATGTCCTCGAGGGGGGCCGTCAGGGGTACGAAAGAGGCCCCTTCCTCGAGGACCGCCACGGAGTGCCGACCGCTGACACCCCGCGGTCCTTTGTCCCCACCGCCATAGATCGCTTTCCACGACTCGCGCAGTTTCACCGTATCGCGAATCTGGCCGGGGTGTTCGATGACGCCGGAGAGGAATGGCTTTTGCGCGTAGACCTCGCCCTCGAAGCGTTCCCGAGCCTTGGCGAGCCCCAGCTGCTGCCGAGTCTGCTGGATAGGGGAAAGCCCGACAAGACCGTCCGTCGTGAAGCCGTACATGTGCAGAACGCGGTCCTCGTCGTAGGTCTCCTGGATCGTGAGGCCGTTGGGGCGGTAGACGAATCGCTTTTGCCGCAGGTTGGCGTTCCACTGCACCTCGATGCAAGCAGGGTGCAGGAGCCAGAGCTCCGAGACGAGCCCGTTTTCGTCGCGCAGCTTCTCGATGAAGCAGTTGCCCCACAGGAGAAGGTGGCCGGCGGCCGTGGCCCAAAAGCGATGAGCAGGAGTGGTGGGGTTTGGGGCCTGCTCGAGCATTCGGGTCCCTCGATAGAGGTCGTCTGCGGGAACGACACGACCACCGACGTTT